GATTTTCTCTACCAACTTACCATCCATTCGTGATGTTGATTCTGCGCTGGTTCGTCCAGGAAGATGTTTTGATATTGTTACCTTCGATAATCTATCATATGGTGATGCTGAGAAATTAGCAAAACGATTGGGTGTTGTTCTTCCAGAAATTAAAGATACATATTCTATCGCAGAAGTGTTTAATCAAAGGACTGAAGGTATGACTAAATCAGGTAATAGAAAAGTAGGTTTCATTTGAAGGTAGCGATTATTACTGACCAGCACTTTGGTGCAAGGAATGATAGTATTGCTTTTCTAGACTTCTTTCAAAAATTCTATGACAATACTTTCTTTCCTACTCTTGACGCATCTGGCATTGACACTGTTCTTGTTCTTGGTGATACATTTGATAGACGTAAATATGTCAACTTCTATGCCCTCGATCGTGCCAAGAAAATGTTCTTCGATAAATTGGAAGAGCGTGGCATTACTGTTTATATGTTGGCTGGCAATCATGACACTTATTTTAAAAACACTAATGAAGTAAACTCCCCTGACTTATTGCTTGCTGAGTATAACAATATTGAAGTTATTCATGAACCAAAAACTATCAACGTAAATGGTTTTGAGGTTTGTATGTTACCTTGGATCTGTCCTGAAAACTATACGCAAAGTCTTGATGAAATAAAGAACACCACTTCTACATTATGCATGGGGCATCTTGAGATTGCTGGGTTCGCAATGTATAGAGGAATGGAATCCCATGAAGGATTTTCTGCAGAAACTTTCAGCAAATTTGATTTGGTCTTTAGTGGTCATTATCATCATCGTAGTAACAACAGCAATATTCACTATCTGGGAAATCCGTACGAACTTACTTGGCAGGATTATAACGATCCCAGAGGATTCCACTTGTTCGACTTCGCTACAAGACAACTCGACTTCGTTGAAAATCCTTATCGAATGTTCGAAAGACTCGAATACACCGATAAAGAAGTCGAGCCGATTAACCTCGACAGTTTAGATCTTGAGAACAAATATGTAAAATTAGTTGTTTTGGAAAAGACTGACTTTTATAAATTTGACAAATTCATTCAGAAGTTATATAATAAAGGTTGCCACGAAATTAAAATTGTGGAAGACTTTTCTGAATTTCAAGAAGGTGAAATTAATGAAGAGATTAATTTAGAAGATACAGTTTCTGTTCTTTCTAATTATATTGAATCAATTGAAACTGATGTTGACAAAGAAAAAGTTAAGTCATATATGCGTGGCTTATATACTGAGGCGATTAACATAGAGGTTATCTAATGTACCAACAAGAAATTCAATTCTTCTGGCCACTTACTGAACAGATTAAACTTGATTTAGATTTTACTGAATGTGATAAGCCAAAGTTGTATACAACACTGCCACTTGTTGGTGGTACTGGTTTTACTTTATTATCTAGTGGTGGTGATGTTACTTGGTCAACACGATTAGGCGATTGGGAAATTCCTAATGAAAAGAAACAACCAAGCAAACTTCAAAAGTTTATGATGAAGTATTTCTTAGGCTGGAAATGGATGGGTAAATGATCGTATTTAAAAGTGTAAGCTGGAAGAACTTTCTTTCTACTGGCAATTCACCTAATAAGGTTCTCTTAAACAAATCTGCAACTACGCTAATCATTGGTAAAAATGGTGAAGGTAAAAGCACAATCTTAGACGCATTGTGCTTTTCATTGTTTGGAAAACCTTTTCGTAATGTTAACAAAGGTCAATTGATTAACTCTATTAATGGTAAGGGTTGTTTGGTTGAGGTTGAGTTTGATATCAATGGTAAAGAATATAAAATCATTCGTGGTATTAAACCAAACGTCTTTGAGATTTGGTGCGATAATGAAATGATTAACCAAGATGCTGCTTCTCGGGATTATCAAAAGATCCTTGAGCAACAAATCCTTCGATTGAATTATAAGACGTTTACCCAAGTTGTTATTTTAGGTTCTGCGTCATTTGTTCCATTTATGCAGTTATCATCTTCTCAACGCAGAGAAGTTATTGAGGATATTCTTGACATTAGAATTTTCTCTACAATGAATTCGTTATTGAAAGAAAAAGCGCAGGAGACTAAAAATGATATTACCAAGACAGAGAATGACATCAAAAGCGCAAAGGATAAAGTTGAAAGCCAGCAAGCGATCATCAAAACTATTTCTGAAGCAAAAACGAGCGCCATCGAAAGTATCGGAACAAAAATTTCTGCTAACTCTATTGAGATTTTATCATGTGAGAGCGAGATCAGCGCCATCTTGGAGGAGATCAATACTCTTAAAGCAAGCATCACTGACAAGGAAACTATTGCTGAAGACATCGACAAAGCCAAAACCATTAGAAGTAAGTTGCTCCAGAAAATCGAAACTTGCGAGCACCACTCGGAGTTTTTTAACGAACATGACGTATGTCCAAGTTGTAACCAAGATATCGCAGAGGAATACAAAGCAAGTATTGTCAAAGACCTTAATGAGAAAATGTTGGGCAACAACGCAAAGATTAATGAACTCGAAACGATACTTACAAACCTCAACGAAAAGTTATCTGAGATTAACAAAGTGGTTGAAAAAATTACCGATAAGAACATTGAGTTATCTACAAGAAACAGTACGATCACCTTACTCAACAAACAAATCCGTGAACTTGAAGCTGAGACCCAAAGGGTTAAATCTGACACAACTAACATCGATGAGGAGAAGACCAAATTAAAAGATCTCGCTCAAGATGCATTAAATAAGATTACTCAAAAGAATCAGTTGCTTGAACATCGTAACATTGAAGAAGTTGCTAGTGTTCTTCTGAAAGACACTGGAATTAAGACTGCGATTATTCGTGAGTATTTGCCAGCAATGAATAAGTTGATTAACAAGTATCTGAATGCTATGGATACGTATATCCACTTTGAACTTGACGAAGCGTTCAACGAAAAGATTAAATCTCGTTTCCGAGACGAGTTTACTTACGCAAGTTTCTCTGAGGGTGAGAAGATGCGTATTGACCTTGCAATTCTTTTCACTTGGCGATCTATTGCAAAGATGAAGAACTCGGTCAACACCAACCTTCTCTTGCTTGATGAGATCTTTGATTCAAGTTTGGATACAGCAGGAACTGATTACTTCTTAAACCTTATGAATACTCTCGGTGAACACTCAAATATCTTTGTTATCAGCCATAAGGGCGATCAGCTGTTCGATAAGTTTAGATCCGTGGTAAAGTTTGAAAAACGTAACGACTTCTCAGTTATGGTATAACCCTACTCTCCGTAGGGTTAAAAAACCCTTTAAAATCAACAACTTACGATATTTCTGCAAAAAAGATCAAATATCGCTTTACTTTTATGCATTGTTGGAGTATAATAGTTGTATAAATTGATTGAAAGGTATATATTATGCAAATTCATAAGGATATGTGGTCGGACTTTAACGACTACGAACTAGCCAAACTTTGCCATACATATGGCATCGAAGAAGAATTGGTGTTCAATGATAACCTTACTTTGGCGAATCGTGACCAAGTTGAAAAATTGCTCACTGATTTTGAAATGGATATCGCTGCTGCTGGAGAGTACCTATAATGGATATCAAATCATCAGACCTTTCCGCACGTCTACTCGCTACTGAGAATCTTTCAGTTCAGCGTGCAAGAACTCGCACTGCATCATTCGATGTAAAATCCCGTGTACTAACACTACCTCTTTGGAAGGATATGACTCCCGAGATTGAGGACATGCTTGTTGGTCACGAAGTCGGTCACGCATTATATACAACCGACGACTATTTTGAGCCAATCGCTCAGAACTCCAAAATCATGACTTACCTCAACGTACTGGAAGATGTGCGTATTGAGAAACTCATCAAACGCAAATATCCAGGTCTGCGTAAGCGTATGAACGAAGGATATAAGCAACTGAACGATCGCGACTTCTTTGGTGTTAAGCAAGTTCAATCCTTTGACGACTTGCTGTTGATTGATAAAATCAATCTTTACTTCAAAGCAGGTTTCTCGTGTGGTGTTCAATTTTCACCTGAAGAACGCCAGTTCGCAAATCGTGCTGAACGCACCGAGACTGTTGCTGAAGTAATTGAGTTGGCTGAAGAGATTTGGGCTTACTCAAAAGAACAGCTGGAAGAAAAGAAGAAGAAAGCATTACAAAATCAAACCCCTGAAGATATCGAAGATCTTGAAGAAAGTGAAGATCAAGATGGTGAGTTTGACGACAGTGATATTGACTTTGACGACTTCGAAGAAACTGACGAAGAACAAGATCAAGAACTCAAGCCAGCCAAACAAAAATCTTCTGGTGAAGAAGAAAAGAAAGAAGAACAAGAATCTCCTTCTGTTGGCGACCAAGAACTTGAATCCAAAACTGAGAAAGCATTCGCTGAGAAATTAGAAGACCTCGCTGATGAAAGTACTGAATATCTCTATCATGAATTTGATAAAGATTATTTGGTTGACCCAGTGATTGGTTACAAAACAATTCTTAATGAGACCAAAGCAGTATGGGTCAAAGATGAAGAGAATCTTACTGAAGAAGATCGCAATATTATTGCATCTGAGAATGGTAAGTACGATAAGTTCAAAGCCGAGACTACTAGCGCAGTCAACTACTTGGTAAAAGAGTTTGAGATGCGTAAGTCTGCAGCCCTATACAAACGTGCTCAGGTTTCTAAGTCTGGTTCGTTGGACATGAAGAAAGTCTATGCATATAAATTGCAGGATGACTTGTTCAAACGTGTTACTGTTCTTCCACAAGGTAAGAACCATGGCATGTTGTTCTTGCTCGACTGGTCAGGCTCAATGGATGGTGTTCTTGAGGATACACTGAAGCAGGTTATCAACTTGGCTATGTTCTGCGCTCGAATCAATATCCCATATCGTGTATTGGCGTTCACATCGCAATACAATGATCGTAAATATCCTTCTGATGCAGAATATGCTCGTCAACGTGAATTCATTACCAACAAACGTATCCGTAATGAAGGTAAGAATATCTTGACTAATGCCAGCAACAACTTCCATCTCCTTGAGTTGTTCTCTAGCAAGATGACTACCAGCGAATTCCATTCTATGGGTAAACGTGTTATCAATCGTAGATTCCAATGGAACGAAGGTTATAGCACTGGTGGTACTCCGCTGAACGAAGCATTGGTATGGATGTATCTAAACATCGACAAGTATATCAAACAGAATTCTATTGAGAAACTGACTTTGATTACTTTGACTGATGGTGAGGGTGGTCCGCTGTATTCTTCTGAAGGTGATATGTCTGATACACGCTATGGGTATGATGCCAATGGTATGACAAAGAAAATCAAACAGAAGCATTTTATCCGTGATGAAGTTACGCAAAAGACTTATCAGTTGACAAGATTCGCAAATCCTCAAACTGAAACCTACTTGCGTATGATTAAAGATCGTCATAATATTATGGTTGTTGGTTTCTATATCTGCCGCAATGCTCGTCGTGACTTGCAGTGTGCGTTGAATTCTAACCTACCTTCATTCAATGGTGATGTTTATTCTCAAATTGAATCTTGGAGGAAAGACTTCCGTCACCAAGGGTTTGCGTCAATCAAGAATACTGGTCGTGATGACTTGTTCTTGATCCCCCAAACTGCAACAAAGATTGTTGAATCTGACCTCGATGTAAAAGCCGATGCCAACGCAAAGGTTATTGCAAAGGAATTCGGTAAGTTTTTGAACGTAAAGAAGACCTCCCGAGTCCTACTCAATAGGTTCGTAGGCTACGTTGCGTAAGTTGTTGATTTTAAAGGGGATTTTATTCCCCTCAAATCTGGAAGGGAATACAAAATTTCGCTTTACTTTAATGCAAGGTTGGCGTATAATAGTTGTATAAGTTGATTGATTATGGTGTTTTTTTGAAAGAGGATATATGATGGCTAAGATTGACCCTGCATTTCAGACTGAGTTTGAGACCAAACTGTTTGAATTATTCCCCGATGTTAAGACAGAGGGTGTCGTACAAAATGCGCAGTTGCTAGAAACGATGCGTGTTCTTGGAACCAAAACATCACCCAAGTGGTTGATGGAAAATAAAGTAAGTCGTGGCTTGTATGCTATTAATGGTAGCAAACCCATGGTAGTTGGAAATACTGCGTTGAAACAGGAAGAATCATTCACAGTGGATTATACTAATACAGCATCTTTGATCCCTGCGAAGGATCCGAACTTTGTTCCATTCGGTAACTATGCCGACTTGGAAAATATTATTAAGGCGAAGATTTTCTATCCAGCCTACATCAGTGGTCCGACTGGGAATGGCAAGTCAACTATGATTGAACAGATTTGTGCCAAGCATAAGCGTCCATTGATTCGTGTTAACTTGAACATGATGACTGATGAAGAACAACTCATCGGCACGAAAACCCTTGAAGACGGTAACGTGATTATCGTTGAAGGTCCAGTTCTTATCGCTATGCGAACTGGTTGCACACTATTGCTTGATGAGATTGACGCTGGCTCAGCAAATACTTTGCTTTGCTTGCAACCGATCCTCGAGGGTAAACCTTACTACTTCAAACTCAAGAACGAGATGATTGTTCCAGCATCTGGATTCAATATCTTTGCCACTGCTAACACCAAGGGTAAGGGTAGCGATGATGGTCGTTACATCGGTACGAACGTCTTGAACGAAGCATTCTTGGAGCGATTTGCTGTTACGTTTGAACAGGATTATCCTAATGCTAAGATTGAGCAAAAGATTATTGAGAATCTGATGGACTCTTATGGTTGCAAAGACCAAGAGTTTGCGGAGACATTAGTTAAGTGGGCTGACGCAATTCGTCGCACCTTTGCTGATGGTGGTGTGGATGAAACTATTACGACTCGTCGTATGATTCATATTGTTCGTGCGTTTGCAATCTTTAAGAAACGTGAGAAAGCAGTAGAACTTTGCTGCAATCGTTTTGATACTGCTACTAAGAATGCGTTCATCGACCTGTATGATAAAGTTGCAAACCCTGCACCTGAGGTTATTGCAACACCTGAAGTTGCTCCACCTGCAAGTGATGAGGTTCCATTTTAAACTTGACTTGCAATCTAAATCGTAGTATAATATTATTTGAAACTGAAAAAGGAAATTGATTATGTTGAAATTCGCTGACCTGAGCATGGCTCAAAAGAAATGCGTTGTTGCTTTGATTGAAGCCCAACCCTCTCTTAAGAAAAATGGCAAGATCTCTTTGAAGGAAGTTGTAGCCATTACCCAAGATTTGGCATCTAAGCGTAGTGTAGGTGCTGTCAAGATTGGTTATCCTAACTGGTTGTTCAAGACCAATAAAGTAGAACGTGGTGTTTACCAATTGCCAGTTCCTACTGAAGCAGAACTTTCCAAGTATGCGAAAGATCTAACCAACAAACCTGCGTCAAGCAAGATTGTTAAGAACAAGAAAGTAGTTAAGGTTACTGCCAAGAGCAAACCTTCTACTGATCTTTCTGAGACTACTCGTCTTGAAAAGATTATCAATGATTCTGTTGAAGTTGACCAAGATACGGAAGACTTCAATCAGATCCTACGTGAGAACGGCATCGAAGTCTAACTCACGTCTTTGGTACCAGAGGGGTCACTGCCATCTCCCCTCTGGTTTTTTTATTTTGTGATGGTTAAATTATGGAGTCATTTTAAAATGTCTAAACAAAACTTGCTGTTGAAGCACCTTAATGCTGGTAAAGCATTCACCGCAAAGCAAATCTCTGCTTCTTTCGGTATCGCTCATCCAGCGTCCACAATCCGTAACTTGCGTGAGCAAGGCTACTGCGTTTACTCTAACCCAGCAGTTGTAAATGGTGCTGAAGTAGTTAAGTACCGCATCGGCAAACCAACTCGTGCTATGGTTGCTCTTGCTGCAGCTGTGCGTGGTTCTTCTGTATTTACTCGTACAGTTTAATTAAGTGAGTTATAAATGGGCATTCTTCGGAGTGCTCATTTGTAGCATTCATTTGGAGGAAATATGATTGAGATTATTTTAGGTATCACTCTCCTTATTATCATTGCGATAGTTTGGAAAGGTATTTCCTGTTTGAAGAACAGTAAAGAAACATCGGAGGATTGATGGTATCACCAGAAGAAGTTAAAGCATCTCAGATCGCCACCACAGGTGGTCGTAAATTTGATGGTGGTAAACTACAGTATGGTTTACTACCACCACTTGCATTAAAAGCAACTGTAGAAATTCTAACATTTGGCGCAGAGAAATACGAGCCAGATAATTGGAAGAATGTTCCTGACTCAAAACGCAGATACTTTGACGCAATGCAAAGACATCTTTGGGCATGGAAAGAGGGTGAGCAAAACGATCCCGAGACTGGCAAGAATCATTTGGCGCATGCAATGTGTTGCTTAATGTTCTTATATGAACACGATGTAAAGTATTCTGTTGAAAAATAAATTTGACATATACCCCATTTTGAAGTATAATGTATTATACATATTATTATGTTAATTGAAAAAGGAAATCTAAATGAAACTATCTAAAGAAACCGTAGGATTGATTAAGAATTTTGCTGGTATTAACAGCAATTTGCTTTTGAAGTCTGGTAATAAACTAGCCACTATCTCGGCTCAGAAAAATGTAATGGCAGATGCAGTTGTTACTGAAACATTCCCTGACTTTGGTATCTATGACCTCAATGAGTTCCTCGGTGCCATGTCTTTGTTCGAAGATCCAGAATTGACATTCAATGAGAAATGGGTAACGATTGAACAGGGTGGCAACAGCATTAAGTATTTCGCAGCTGATGCAAGCGTATTGACTGCTCCGCAAAAAGCAATCACCTTCCCTGATGCAGAAATTGAATTCCCTATGAGTGCTAATATGCTCAGCATGATTCAACGCACTGCATCTGTATTGCGTGCTTCTGACGTATCAATTGTTGGTGATGGTTCATCTATCACAGTAGTTGTTGGCGACAAAAAGAACGCAACTGGTAACTCTTATAACTCTACAGTTGGCACAACTGATAAGAAGTTCAAGGTTAATTTGAAGGTAGAAAACCTAAAGATGATTCCAGGTGACTATCAAGTGTCTATTTCAAGTAAGAAGATCTCTCGCTTCAAAGGTGCTGGCGATCTAGTTTATTATGTTGCAGTTGAGGCAGATTCTACATTCGAAGTTTAATTTGAAAGTCCTATATTATGAAACGGAAACACATAGAAAGCCCACGTGTTAATCGTAAAGTTTTACCAAAAGAAGAATTATACACAATTGATTTAGAAACAGGTAAAACAATACCAAAACTTGTTTGGTGCGAATATCATAAAGAATGGGAATGGATTGCTAATTTTTACACAGAAAGTGAGAAGAAAGCAAAACACCCCAATGATGTTAGAAATATGTGTATCCCTGCATGGGATTCAGTAAAGGGTAAAGTTGATTTGGATAAACCAATAACCATTAGACCCAAACAAGAAGAATCTACTGCAACTCTTATTATGTTTATGGAGTAAGTGATGATTGAATTTCGTGATGACCAATTTCTGTGGGTTGAGAAGTATCGCCCACAGAAGATAGATGAGTGTGTTCTTCCTGAATCTTTGAAGGATACATTCAAACAGTATATCGCCCAAGGCGAACTACCCCACTTTCTTCTTTCGGGAACAGCTGGTGTAGGTAAAACTACCGTAGCAAAAGCACTATGTAATGAGATTGGTGCTGAATATATTATGATCAACGGCTCAGAGGAATCAGGTATTGATACTCTTCGAACTAAGATTAAAGGATTCGCTTCAACGGTATCCCTAACTGATTCACCAAAGATTGTTATTATCGATGAGGCAGATTACCTTCAAGCCAATTCTACTCAGCCAGCCTTGCGTAGTTTTATTGAAGAGTTCTCTGCTAATTGTCGCTTTATCTTTACTTGTAACTTTAAGAATCGTATCTTAGAAGCGATTCATTCTCGTTGCGCTTGTATTGACTTTAAGATTGATAATAAAGATAAGCAGGTTCTACTTGGCACTTTCTTTAAACGAGCATCTCAGATTCTTAAACAAGAGGGTGTTGAATTTGATCAGAAAGTAGTTGCTGAATTAATCACTAAACACTTTCCAGATTACCGCAGGGTTCTGAACGAACTTCAGCGTTATAGTGTTTCAGGTAAGATTGATACTGGTATCTTAGTTAATATGAGTCAGGAATCTTTCAAAGATCTTGTTAAGATGATGAGAGAAAAAGACTTTACCAATGTCCGTAAATGGGTAGGTAAAAATTCTGATTCTGATACAGTGGCATTGTTTCGCGAGTTATACGATAACGCAAACGAGCATATGGTACCAGAAAGTATTCCTTCTTTGGTTTTAGTCCTAGCTGACTATCAGTATAAAGCAGCATTTGTTGCTGATCACGAACTAAATATTATGGCAGCGTTGACAGAAATCATGGCCAATTGTAAATTTAAGTGAGGGTGAGATGGAATTATATGATTATTTGTTGTGGGTTGTTATTTGGTTTATGGGTGCTGTTTATGGATGGTATGCTAGGGAGAGACATTCAAAGCGTATTGTAGATAAGTTCATGGAACAAGTAGATTCTGCTGTTACTGAAAAGTATTCTGAAAATACTATTAAGATTTTCATTGAACAAGTAAAGGGTGTATACTACATATATAATAAAGAGAACAATGATTTTATGGGTCAGGGTTCGACTAGGGAAGAAGTTGAAAAGGTATTAGCTGAACGATTCCCTAATAAAAAATTTATGGCAGATACATCAAACTTAAAAGAAATGGGATTTTAATATGCAAGATTTTTATGAGAATGAAAAAAGAACAGCAACTATTGAAGCATTGATCACTAAAGATTTCTCTGTTGCATTCTATGATGATGAAACATCTAATACTCAATATGAGACCTTTCACACAATTGAAAAGGCACAAGATGCCGCATCGCGATGGATTGTGAAAGAATATGTCCCCCTTTGACTTTTTAAATGCAATAAATTCAACCAAACAAAATTTATTTGAAAACGATCCACAAGCAGGTAAGGATTATAAACCTTTTCTAATAAATAGAGGGTTATCGTATTTTCCCGATACGATCTTTTATGCAAATCAGATGAATCAACATGCTGGTTTGGATAAAGATATGCAGTTTTTCTTTTTCCTAAATATTATTTCAAGGAAGAAGAGATTTAGTAAGTGGTCCAAAAAGGATGCTGAAACCGAATCTCTTGAACTTGTTAAAGAGTATTATGGGTATTCAAGTGAGAAAGCGACAGAAGCACTTAAAGTCCTGTCCGAAGAAAACTTGATCATGATAAAAGAAAAATTATACAAAGGTGGAAAATCATGACTGTTGAAATGATTTATTACGACTGGACGCCAGAGTCCATGCTTGAAGTGGTTTTACCTGAACCTGACAACTTTCTAAAGGTTCGTGAAACTTTGACTCGCATTGGCATTGCTTCTAGGAAAGAAAACAAACTGTACCAATCTTGCCATATCCTGCATAAGCAGGGTAGGTATTTTATCGTTCACTTCAAAGAACTATTTGCTTTGGACGGTAAAGAATCGAATATCACTGCAGGTGATATTGAGCGTAGAAATGCGATAGCTGGTTTGCTTCAGGATTGGGATCTGTTAAAGATACTAAATAATTCTCAAGCCGACCAGAAAGCATCTCTGTCGCAAATTAAAGTTGTATCTTTCAAAGAGAAAGATCAATGGGAATTAGTACCGAAATATAACATAGGAAAAAAATCAAAATGATTAAACTTGAACTTGAAATTAATGAAGTAAATATGATTCTTGCAGTGTTGGGTAAGCATCCTTTCGAGGAAGTTGCCAGCCTAGTTGTTAAAATTAAACAACAAGGCGACCCACAAGCCGAAGCAATTGTTGCTGCACAAGCAACAGCTGCAGCTGAACTACCAGCTGCATAAAGTATTCACCTTAGGACCGCTAAGATACGAATCGTATTAAAGCTGATGATACGTTAAGTCATCGCTGGAAACAGTAACCAGCACCTGATATGCCTTCGGGGTATCAATTTTAATTTAACTCGCTTAATAGGAGAACTATATGTTACAAGCAATCAACACATCCATCGACACCATCTCTGGTGCAAAGACTCAATTCGTTAAGACATTCGTTCAAAACGATGAAGTCGCAAAACAACTCCAAACTTTCATCGATGCTCAGCAATCATTTGCTAAGACTGTCGCTAAGACCACAGTAGATTTCTTTACTACATTGGGTACATCGGCAACTTCTTTTGATGCTAAAAAAGCATTCGCAACTAAAAAGTAAGGAGATCAACATGGTTACTAAATCATTCGTACCTGCATTCTTTTCACAAGACCTTGACAAATTCTTTATTGGTTTCGATGACCAATTCAAGCGTTTGCAAAACTTTCATGATGATTTGACAAAGAATATCCCTAACTATCCTCCATACAACATTCGTAAGAATGATGAGAACTCATACACAATCGAATTGGCAGTTGCTGGTTTCGGTGAGTCTGAGATCGACATCACTATTGATGGTGGTAAGTTAATTGTTAAGGGTAATGTTGACGCAAGCACTGATGCTCAAGAAGATAACTTCTTATTCAAAGGTATTGCCACTCGTGCATTTACTCGTGCCTTCGCTATTGATGATCACATTGAAGTGAAAAATGCAGAACTGTTCAATGGTATGCTTAAAATTGCTCTGGAGCGTTTGATTCCAGAGGAAAAGAAACCAAAGAAAATCCCAGTTAAATCTGCTGGCAAGAAACAATTACTTACAGAGGACGCATATGCAAAAGCTGCTGAAACTTTGTAAAGGTGTGACCAGTGGGCTATATGAAGGTCTCATTATGATGAGAAAACATAAAGCCGACAGGTTCAAAAGATTATGACTAATTGGATCCCAATGACAGATGATGATTGGGATTGGGTAAACGGCAAAGTGCCACCAACTCCAACTGATAAGAAATAATATGACAACATTAAATAACCTTGAGAGCGCACTGGCTGGAGAGTCAATGGCGCATATTAAATATCGTTACTTCGCAAAGATTGCTCGTGAAGAAGGATTTGAAGATGTAGCGAAACATTTTGAACATACTGCTGACCAAGAAATTAAACATGCATGGGGTCATCTAGAATTGCTAATCGGGAAACCTTCAACAAAGGAATGCCTAGAGAAAGCAATTGAGGGTGAGACTTATGAGTTTACTACGATGTATCCAAAATTTGAATTGGAAGCGCAACTTGATCAGAATCCTTTAGCAAAAAATGAATTTGCTGAACAGATTACTGAATCTAAAGAACACGCTGAAGAGTTCAAAGTAATTCTAGCAAAGGCAGAAAAGCGTTTCAATGCTTTGAAGAAAGTAGAAGAACGACATGCTAATGCTTATAAACAAGTTTTGGGGAGTCTATAATGGATTACGTATGTATAGTATGTGGCCACGTCCATGATGAAGCAACTGAAGGTAAGTGGGAAGATCTTCCTGCTGACTTTGAATGCCCAGAGTGTGGTGTTGGTAAAGAAGATTATGTAGAAATGTAATTAGTCATGACAAGTAGGGGGACTTTCGGGTTCCCCTAAATACTTGTTATGATGAAAGCAAAACTATCACCAAACCTAATCTCTTTCTTTCTGGTTCGCAGAGGGAATTGGATGCTCAAGGTATCGGTGTATAAGAATAAACAGATTCTAGTTTTTATGCAACACGTATATGACATGGATAAAATTATTATGCAATACTTCCATGATCAAAACCAAGCAGCAGATTTTATTGAATACATGATAGAGGAATAATATGATTAAAGTTTTTAAATTATTGAATGGTGAAGAGATTATTGCCAAGACTGAAGTGAATGGACTTGGATATACATTATCTGAACCTGCTGCAATTGTAATTCAGCAAACAGAAAAGGGTGTTGGTGTTGGACTTGCTCCATATATGCCATATGCCGAAAGCGATATTACTTTATACGCTTCTTCTATTGCAACTGAAGGTACTCCATCAAAGAATATGGCGAATGAATATAACCGAATCTTCGGATCAGGTATCGAGGTCGTTCCTGCCAGTGCTTTAAGTGGACTTCAAATCGTCTCGTAGGACGTGCCAAAACGACCGTAGGGACGTTTTTCGGCTTCAAACAGGGGTTTACCCACCCCTACCTCCCCAACGGCTCTACAGCCCTCTCTCGGGGTCTAAATACTAATAAAAAAGTATTAAAAATCAATGACTTAAGATAACCCTACAAACTGTAGGGTTTTTCAACATTTCGCTTTACTTTAATGCAATCTTGGAGTATAATAGTTGTATAAATGATGAAAAAAGGAAATGATTATGTATAAGTCTAAAGCCCAGTTGCGTATCGAAACCGAAAATGCTGTTAAGAAATTCTTGAAGCAAGGTGGTTCTATTGAGGTTGTAAAATCGCGCAAAGGACCAAAGCTGGTTATGCGTTCCAAAGTTACCAAACAAGCATCCACTGGTACTTCTGGTTTCGCTGTTGGTTTTCCACGTAAGTCGTTCGTTTAATTTTAGGAGATCATAAATGTCTGAATTCAAATCTTGGGAAGAGATGTCTGTGTTGGAACAAATGCAGTGCCAATACTGGGATATGTATAAAGATGCGTATGGTAGTCGCCCTCGTGGTATCGACACCACCGAGTGGACTGAGGAACAATTCATGGCAGAATTTGAAACCCTTGGTAAAGTTATTGAGCGTGAAGAGATCACCCGCAAAGAAAGCGAAGCCAAAGCCATCGTTGACTTTGAAGATCGTGTGTTGAACCTTATGCACACTGGAACCAATCGTGAGCGAGTAATCGCATGGTTGATGGATGCTGAGGGTGCTAATGGCGACTTCGAGTACTTCTGCTTTACGCAGGGTCTTCCTTATGGTTACTTCAGGAAAACCGCATGAGAGTTTTCCAAGAGACCACCAACTGGAAAGAACATAATGTTCCAAACCATATCTACTATACCAGTGATAGCAAAAGCAAAATCTATGCATTCTATAATACGGTAACAGGTGAGATTAAGAAATTCAAAAACCCAATTCGTTGGGATATGAGATATAGAACTTTTAAGGAATTGAAACACAAATGAATATTAATGCACTCTTTAATGACCTCGCTGCCAATCCATCGCGCAATTATAAGTTAGAGAAACTGCGTGAACACCAAGGGCATGAAACCTTGCGTGAAGTAATTCGTTTGGCTCTATGCCCATTTACTCAGTTCTATCAGCGCAAGATTCCTACATATAAATGTGATGGCACTAATGCCAACATTGAATCAATCTTACCTGCGTTGTATGACTTATCATCTAGACAAGTTACAGGTAATGCAGCGATTGAATATCTGCGCATGTTATTGTCTTCACTTAATGAAGATGACGCAAAGGTTCTTGAGCGTATCATTGATAAGAGTTTAGATTGTGGGGTTCAGGTATCAACTGCCAACGATGTTTGGCCAGGATTGATCACCGAATATCCATGTATGTTGTGTAGCCCATTCGAACAGAAGCTGGTTGATAAAATTAATTTTCCTGCTTATGCTCAAATGAAGATGGATGGTATGCGATTCAATGCTATTGTCCGTGATGGTAAATGTGAATTTAGGAGCAGAAATGGAAAAGAAATCCTCTTATTGGGTAACCTCGAGCAAGAATTTATTGCTCTTGCTGGGTCTATCGATTGCGTGTTTGATGGAGAACTTCTGGTTATGTTTGACGGTGATCATCAGTTTGCTGATCGCCAGACTGGCAATGGAATCTTAAACAAAGCAAACAAAGGTACTATCTCTGCAGAAGAAGCAGCAATGGTTCACGCCACTGTTTGGGATTTGATTCCTTACGTTCAATTCGTTGACGGATATTGTGGCACTCCATACTCAAAACGATACTCAACTCTTGAAGCAATTGTTTCAAAGCAGAAGTCGGCTGGCAAAAAGATTTGGAATGTAACTTCAACTATCGTACAAACCCTTGAAGAAGCCCAAGAGATTTTCCAAGGATATCTTGCAGAAGGTTACGAAGGCATCATTCTTAAGGATGGCTCTGGTGTTTGGGAAGACAAGCGTGCAAAGCATCAGATTAAATTCAAAGGTGAACTTGAGTGTGACCTGAAGATTGTTGCAATTGAAGAAGGTACTGGTAAATATGCAGGTATGCTTGGTGCAATTGTTTGCGAATCTTCTGATGGTAAGATTAAGGTAAACGTGGGCTCTGGTTTCAATGATGCACATCGCAAGAATCTAGGGAAAGAAATACTTGACAAAATTGTGGCAATCAAGTATAATAGTCGAATAAAGAATAAGTTGGGAGAGGAAAGTTTGTTCCTTCCAATCTTTGTTGAAATTCGTGATGATAAAGATATCGCAGATAGTTCAAAGGATATAAAATGAAAGTAGCAATTAATCGTTGTTTTGGTGGGTTCGGTATTTCGAATGAAGCATTTGAGAAGTTACTGGACCGTAAAGGTATTGCGTTCGATAAAGTGCCAGCTAAATGGCCAATTCGTGGAAATGATTCAGACTACTACAAAGCAGGTAGTCCACAATCTGATGCGACATACCTAAGTGAGTATGAGTTCTATGAACAACGTAATGATCCAGATTTGATTGCAGTGATTGAAGAACTGGGTAAAGACTCATGGGGTTGGGCATCAGAACTAGCAATCTTGGATATTCCAGATGATGTTGAATGGCATATCAGTGAATACGATGGACTTGAACATGTGGCAGAAAATCATAGGACTTGGTCATGAGAAAAGAATTAGACGAAGCACTCTGTGCACGTTATCCTCTGGTCTTTCGAGATCGCAATGAGAATATGCAGAACACAGCAATGTGCTGGGGTTTTGAATGTGGTGATGGTTGGTATAATATCATCGATACACTTTGTGGTCTATTGACTTCTGATTATCGTGGCGCAAAAAGTCGTTATGATCATCTCGCAGAAGTTGGTGTTGGTAATGTTCTTTACGGAACAAAAACAGTAACGCAAGAAGCTGTTGATGAAGCAAAAGCGAAACTAGATGAAGAAACTTTGAAGGTTCCAGTTGCTGTTCAAGTTAAAGAGAAGTTCGGTGGACTTCGTTTCTATGTTCAGGCTGCAACTGACAAACACTATCAGTATATTTCTTTCGCAGAGTCTATGAGTTATCGTACCTGTGAAGAATGTGGTGCTCCAGGAAAAACATATACTGATGGTTGGCATCAAACATTGTGTGACATTCACGCAGCCATGAATGGTCGTGAACAACAATATGAATCTGATGAAGGAGAAGAATAATGTTTTATGGTAAAGATTCTATTGAAAAGAACTTTGATGTTCTTCTTCAGAAATTAGAACAACAAGAATTATTTTTGTTTGAGCCAATGCCATCTTATAAGAATAGTGAACGCTGGACTGACGAATTCCGTATTCGTGATGGTCACACTAAACTTGCTGATGGTTCTTGGGTTACTATTCATAAAGTAACTACTTGGGTTGAAAAAATGAAACAAGATACTATTGAAGTATATGACAACTATCAAGATGCTCTAAGAAAAAATAGATTGCTTGTTCAGAAAAATCGTGAGATGGAATATGGATTGCGAGTTGCTGGCAAAGCATTAAAGAATTCGCTGGAATTAACTAAGGAGATGACTGATGAGTGATAAAGTATGGGTAATGGTTGAATGTATTTCTACCTTTCGTGAGCGATATGTTATTGAAGCACCAAAAGATCATCCTGAATATGCTTTAGATGATGTAACAATGGAGCGTCCAAAAGAATTCTCACAGAAGTGGCTTGGTGAAACTATTGTAAGCCATCGAGTAGTTTCCACAATGGAAGCATTAGATATCTGTGATATTGATAATGATTATTGTTCTGATTGGACTGACGAACAAAAGATTCGAACTTTCTTTACTAAAGATGGCGAAACGAGGGACTTTTAATGTTTATTTTTGACGTAGAAACTTTGGGTGTTGAATCAAATGCAGTTATCCTTTCAGCTGCATTGATTCACTTCGATCCAGAGAAGCGTCCAACATATCAAGACCTGTTAGATAATGCTTGCTTTGTTAAGTTGAATGCAAAAGATCAAGCAAAACGTCTTGGACGTACTGTGGATGTTGGGACACTTGAGTGGTGGTCAAATCAACACGAGTATACTCGCAGTGTATCATTTGATGCAAACTCAACTGACCTTTATGCAGAAGATGCAATCAAAGAGTTGCATAACTATATGAACAAGTTCATTAATGCAAATGGTCAGACTATGTGGGCACGAGGTTCTCTTGATCAAATGGCAATTGATTCCCTTGCTAAAAAACTTGACATGCAACCAATTACAGGGTATAATATGTGGAGGGACGTTAGAACTGCTGTTGATTTAATGAGTGGCGGAACTAATGGTTATTGTGATGTGAACCATCCTCTATTTGAACGAGCCCAAGTTATTAAACACCACCCTGTTCATGACTGTGCTCTTGATGCTATGATGTTAATGTATGGAAAGTCTTAATGGAATTTTATACTTCGGTACACCCGATTGGAGATCGAATCTTCATTCGTGGTGTTGAGAATGGTAAACGATACCAACGCAAACTAGATTTCAGCCCAACACTTTATGTAACTTCAAAGAAACCCTCCAAGTGGAAGACACTGGAGGGATCATTCGTTGATGAAGTGAATCCTGGATCTATTAAAGATACCAGAGAATTCATTAAACGATATGAGGGTGTTGAGGGGTTTGATGTTTATGGTAACTCAAACTATGCATATCAATACATCAGCGATAACTATTCGCATGATGTCAATTGGGATATGGAACAGATTAAAGTGTTCACCATCGACATTGAGACTGCCACAGAAAATGGATTCCCAGACATCCGTGCAGCAAATGAAGAAGTTCTTCTAATCACAGTCAAAGAATTAGCAACTAAACGGATTATTACTTTCGGTAGTAAAGCGTATGTTAATCCACGTGAAGATGTAATCTATGTTAATTGTAAAGATGAACACAATCTTCTTACGCAATTCCTAGAGTTTTGGTCTAAGAGCCATCCTGATGTTATCACTGGTTGGAATACTGACTTTTTCGATATGCCATATCTCATTCGTAGGATTGAACGTGAACTTGGTGATGGTGAATCCAACAAATTAAGTCCATGGGGATATGTCAATGAGCGTAAGACTTTCATCAAAGGTAATGAAGAGATTCACTACGATATCGTTGGTATTGCTCAGTTAGATTATCTTGAATTGTATAAGAAATATACATATTCTAAACAAGAATCATATCGCCTTGACTATATCGCTGGCGAAGAACTTGGTGATAAGAAGAAAGTAAATCCAGGCGATTCATTCAAAGATTTCTACACCAATCACTGGCAACAATTCGTTGACTATAACATTCATGACGTAGAGTTGGTTGACAAGTTAGAAGATAAGATGCGTTTGATTGAACTGCATTTGACCATGGCGTATAATGCTAAGATTAATTTCGAGGATGTTTATTCGCAGGTTCGTATGTGGGATACGATTATCTATAACCATTTGCGTAAGAAGGGTATTGTTGTTCCAGCAAAGTCTTACTCTGGCAAAGATGCTCAGTTTGAAGGTGCTTATGTTAAAGATCCAATCGTTGGTTTACATAAATGGATGGCATCGTTTGACTTGAACTCATTGTATCCGCATTTGATTATGCAGTATAACATTAGTCCTGAGACTTTGACTTCAGAAAAGATTAGTGTCACTGTTGATAAACTTTTGAATCAAGAGATTGATACTACATATGTTAAACAACGAGATCTTGCTTTGACTGCCAATGGCTGGACTTATACCAAAGAGTTTAAGGGGTTCATGCCTGAGTTGATGGAAAAGATGTATGTTGACCGAAGCAAGTTTAAGAAACAGATGCTGAAGGTTCAACAGGAATATGAGAAAGATAAATCTCAGAAACATCTACTCAAGGATATCTCTCGTTTAAATAATCTGCAGATGGCCATGAAGATTGCGTTAAACTCAGCTTATGGTGCTATGGGTAATCAATACTTCCGCTACTTCGATATTCGTATGGCTGAGGGTATTACAACTTCTGGTCAGTTGTCCATTCGTTGGATGGCAAACAAGTTGAATGCATTCATGAACAAGACTCTCAAGACTGAGGATAAAGATTATGTAGTTGCGATCGACACTGACTCAATCTATCTTACTCTTGAAACATTGGTTGAACAAACCTGTGTTGGTAAGACTGATGAGCAGAAGATTAAGTTTATGGATAAGATCTGTGAAGATGTTTTCCAGCCATTCATTGATAGTGGTTATCAAGAACTTGCTGACTACATGAATGCATATAGTCAGAAGATGCAGATGAAGCGTGAGGTCTTGGCAGACAAAGGTATCTGGACTGCTAAGAAAAGATATATTCTTAATGTTCATAATTCGGAGGGTGTTCAGTATGAGAAACCTAAGATTAAAGTTATGGGGCTGGAGATGGTCAAGTCTTCTACGCCAGCGGTTATTCGTGACAAGTTGCGAGATTCGATTGAGGTTATTCTTAAAGGTAATCAAGCCGATCTTCAGAACTATATCATGGAATTTAGAAAAGAGTTTGATAAACTTCCGATTGAAGAGATTGCGTTTCCTCGTGGTGTAAATGGTATGAAACAGTACGCTGGTTCGCCTATCTATTCTAAGGGTACTCCGATTCATGTTCGTGGTGCATTATTGTTTAATCACTATGTAAAGAAGAAGGGTCTTGATAGAAAGTATCAGCCGATTCGTGATGGTGATAAAATTAAATTTGTCTATGTTCGTAAACCAAATCCGTTTCAAGAAGATGTTATTGCGTTTAGTCAAGAGTTGCCAGCAGAGTTTGAATTGAACTCCTACATAGATTATGATAAGATGTTTGAGAAAGTATTCCTTGATGCTCTTCAGATTGTAATTCAACCACTAGGTTGGTCTACATCGGAGCAAAGTTCGTTGGAGGATTTCTTTGGCTAATATTCGCATCATTAAAACTGGAATCAATGTTTCAAAGATTGTGAAACAATTGAAGGAACACCCAACTGATTGGGGTTCACAAAAAAGTATAGAGAACGCAGGTTCTTTGATTGATAGAGGGTTTGCTGATTTACCAGTAGATGCATTACAATTAGTAATGGGTGGTGTAGAAAAAGCAGAAGACTTTGTTGGTGATAGTGAGATTTGTATTCCAACCCCTGCTATAAAACATCATACTGAAGTTGTAGGTTTTATGAAGCGGAATTTCAAGAAGTTTAGTCGATGTGGATTCCTTTCGCTTCCAGTTGGTGGTCATGTTGGTTTACACATTGATGAGGGGACTTACTATCTTACACGAGATCGTTACCATTTATCCATTCTAGGAAGATATAGATATTTTGTAGGTGATGAGTATGTAGATGTTGAACCTGGAACATTACTTTGGTTCAACAATAAGTTAAAGCACGGAACTGAGAACACTGGCGATTGCACAAGGATTACATTTGTCTTTGATGTTCCACATTCGAAAAATAATCCATAGGAGAATATATGAAAGTTTTAAAATTTTACGCAGAGTGGTGTGGACCATGCAAAGGTCTAGCAATGACATTTAAGTCTATTGAAGATCAGATTAAGTTTCCAATCGAGAACATTAATATTGATGAGGAACTAATGACCTCAGTTGAGTTTGGTGTTCGTTCTGTTCCAACTGTTATCCTTATTGATGATAACAACGCAGAAGTTAGACGTCATGTTGGCGCAATGACTGAATCCCAATTGTTAGATTTCCTAAAGGTATAATATGAGCATCCTAGACAAAATTAAAAAGAATTCCACTATCAAAGACTCTGCGATTCTTTCTGAATCAAAGTTCTTTAAGAAGAAGGATATGATTCCTACTTCTGTTCCAATTATCAACGTAGCCCTTTCGGGTCGCCTTGATGGTGGACTTACTCCAGGTATTACTATGTGGGCTGGTCCATCGAAACACTTTAAAACTGCTTTCAGCTTATTGATGGCAAAATCTTACTTGGACAAATATCCAGATGCTGCTTTACTTTTTTACGATTCTGAGTTCGGTACTCCTCAGTCTTACTTTGATACTTTCGGAATCGACACGAAGCGTGTTGTGCACACTCCCCTTACCGATGTAGAACAATTGAAGTTTGACATTATGCAACAGTTGTCTAATGTTGAACGTGGTGACCATTTGATTATTGTTATTGATTCAATTGGTAATCTTGCGTCAAAGAAAGAAGTTGATGATGCCATGGAAGGTAAGTCTACTGCGGATATGACTCGAGCAAAACAAATGAAGTCTTTGTTCCGTATGGTAACACCCCATTTGAACTTGAAGGATATTCCTTTGGTTGTTGTTAACCACACTTACATGGAGATCGGTTTGTTCCCGAAAGCCATCGTTGGTGGTGGCACTGGTGCAATGTATTCTGCGGATAACGTATATATTCTTGGTCGTCAACAAGAGAAAGAAGGAACAGAGATTGTTGGTTACAACTTTATCATTAACGTAGAGAAGAGTCGTTATGTTAAAGAAAAATCAAAGATTCCTGTCAATGTTACTTTCGATGGTGGTCTAAGCAAATGGTCTGGCTTGTTAGATGTTGCTTTGGAATCAGGACATGTTATCAAACCAAGCAATGGTTGGTATCAAAAGGTTAACAAAGAAACTGGTGAGATTGATGAGAAGAAATATCGTATCAAAGATACTGACTCAAAAGATTTCTGGTTGCCAATTCTTACAAGTAAATCTTTCTATGATCACATCAAGAACAAATATTCAATTGGTCAAGGTGAGGTAATGATGCGCGATGACCTTGACGATGCACTTGAGGCTCTAGAATTCGATGAGTGAACATCTTGCGAAACCTCCATTCGTTGTAGTTGAGAATCGCAAAACAGGAGTTGACGCAATAAAGTTGACTTCTGGACCATATTCAGGTATAATTTATACTTACGGTAAGGTAAGGTTTGAGGAACAAGAAGATGATACTTGCAAACTTTGCTTTGAGTATGAGGTTCTAGAAAATGAACAAGAGTATGTCGCTGAAGAGTTTGAACACTACATCGGCGACTTACTTCAGTTTATTATGATGGATCAACTACAGAAAAATAATATTACTTACACTGGCGGAATTGATGAGAATTGAAACAAAGATTTTAAGTAATCTTGTATATGATGAACAGTATTGTCGTAAAGTAATTCCCTTTATTAGAACTGATTATTTCTCTGAAAGAAAAGAAGCAATCCTTTCTAAGATTATTGTGGAATTCTTTACGAAGTATAACAAACCATTAACCAAAGAGATCCTATCAATTGAGGTAGGAAACCGAACTGATATCAACGACAAAGAACTTGCTGAGATTAATAATTATGTAGATACGATGACTCATGAGGAAGTTAATGAGTCATGGATGTTGGAACAAACAGAGAAGTTCTGTAAAGATAAGGCAGTCTATAATGCAATTTTACACTCGATCCGAATCATTGATGGCGGAGATAAAGTTAACACCAAAGATTCCATACCTTCTATCCTTTCTGATGCTCTTGCCATCTCTTTCGATAATCACGTTGGTCACGATTACATCGAAGACAGCGATGCTCGTTATGACTATTATCACCGCATTGAAGAGAAGGTTCCATTCGACCTAGACATGTTCAACAAAATCACCAAAGGTGGTTTGTCCAAGAAAACTCTTAACATTGTTCTGGCTGGTACTGGTGTTGGTAAGTCTTTGTTTATGTGTCACGTTGCAGCTGGAGTATTGACTCAAGGTAAGAACGTGCTTTACATTACTATGGAAATGGCTGAAGAACGTATCGCTGAACGTATCGATGCGAATTTGTTGAACCTTACCATGGATGAATTGAAAGTCATTGATAAAGATATCTTTGATAATCGTATTAAGAAGATCTCTAGTAAAACTCAAGGTAAATTAATCGTCAAGGAATATCCAACTGCTGGCGCACACGCTGGTCACTTTAGAGCATTGCTTGAAGAGTTGAAGTTGAAGCGTGAGTTTCTTCCTGATATTATCTTCATTGACTATCTTAATATTTGCGCAAGTCAGCGAATGAAGCAAGGTGGAAGTATTAACTCTTATACATATATTAAGTCCATCGCTGAAGAGTTGCGTGGTTTGGCAGTAGAATATAATGTTCCGATTGTTTCAGCCACACAAACTACTCGAAGTGGATTTACAAATAGCGATCCAGGTTTGGAAGATACTTCTGAATCATTTGGATTACCTGCCACTGCTGACTTAATGTTTGCGTTAGTTTCAAATGAAGAACTTGAACAGTTGAATCAAATTATTGTGAAGCAATTGAAGAATCGTTATAACGATCCTAGTTATTATAAGAGATTTGTTATTGGTGTTGATAGAGCAAAGATGAAGTTATATGATGTTGAAGCGTCTGCTCAAGTAGGATTGTCTGATGCTGGACAAGTTCAAGATGATGTACCTATGTTTGATAAGAGCGAATTTGGTAAACGACAAAAAGCAGAAGCATTCAGTGGATTTAAGTTTTAGGAGAAAAATATGGTTAAGGTAATTGTAGCTGAGCAAAAACACAATTGTGAACATCTTCTTGGTAAGTTTGTTGATGAATCACATTATGATCATCTTATTGAAGAAGATACTGATGTTTATATGCCACCACAAATGGGTGAAGATCCCATTTCAGAAAAACGAATCGTATTGAAGTTTCGTAAGAATTATTTTAGTAAAGAACAACAAGATGCAGCATACACAGGACTTAGAGAAGCAGCTATTCGCACAGAGAATCGCGGACTTGCTTCTGGTATCAAAGATGGCATTGTTGCCACCTCAGAAGGTCGTGAGTGGGTAACAAATTACCAACAAGAAATGATGGAGCAGTTACTTAAGAATCGTAACTCCTCATTGGATAACGAAGACGTAATTGAAACTATCCGTGCGAAATATCCACGAGAAGTAGATAAGAAAATGGCTGGCGGTAGCGGTAAGAATAACGTATGGGTTATCTCACGTTTCCGTGGTAAGTTTGATTTTGAAGCATGGTTGGATTCTATCAAACCAATGAGTCGTCAAGAACGAGCAACTGCAACTGAAGAAGTTCTGAAGATGGTTAGTACCACTACTTACGGTACTGCAGTTAACTCTGGTATTGCTGGTTGGTTCGATCGTTACCCACGTATTCCATATGGTCGTGCTACTTCTTATACACGTGATAACTTTGAGAAGTTTCAGATGGCATATCCATTCCTACAAAATCTTGCCAAAGGTTTCAAAGATCTATTGCCATGGCGTTATGGTAATCAGATGGAAGCTGCTGAGAAACTAGACCCACGATTCCTTGTTCCAGGAACACCATTCACAACTATCACTGTTAACAAAACATTCCGCACTGCTGCTCACTATGATGCTGGCGATTTGAATGAAGGTCTTTCCAATCTGTTAACACTATCTAATGATGGTAGATATACTGGCGGTTATTTGATTGCTCCAGAATATCGTGTTGCGGTAAATGTAAGACCTGGAGATTTGTTATTGATTAACAACCATGAAGTCATGCATGGTAATACTGAGATCAAATGTGAAGAAGGTTCTGAGCGTGTATCATTGGTTTGTTATTTCCGTGAGAAAATGTTAGAACTTGGATCGTTTGAGTATGAAGATACACGATATAACTTTGTTGAATCACGTAGACTGAACAAAGAACATCCACTTTGGAAACCACTATGGAATGGTGTATCTGAATCTATGTGGGATAGTCAAGAGTGGTATGACTATCTTGAATCTAAATTGGGTCAAGAAGAACTACACAAATATCATCCAGAAGCCAATGCTTCTTCGCTTGAGGGTTTCTTTTAATGTGTAGCGTCATTGGTGCTTTGATTCAGAATCCTACACCAAAGGATTTTGAAACTATCCGTAAGGTATTCCTTGAGTCTAAGATTCGAGGAATGCATGCAACAGGTATGTCTATCATTTATAATGGTAAGGTTCTAACATTCAAAGAGCCAGTTCCTGCTGATAGATTTGTTCATTTAGATAATTTAGAGGAGATGGTTAATGATGACGGTAATCTTTACCTTATTGGTCATTGTAGATATAGCACTAGCGATCTATTGTATAACCAGCCGATAGCAAATGATGAACACTCTATTGTTCACAATGGAGTTATTACTCAAGAACTAGCAGAGAACTGGGATAAGTTATTCAACTACAAATGTGAAACTAAGAATGATTCTGAATTAGTATTACATTCTGATTCACCTCTTGAAGAATATCCAGATGCATCAATGGCAGTTTGCGAACTTACTGCTGATAAGAAACTTCTTGCATATCGTAATGGTAAGCGTCCATTATACTTGACTTCTCTAACGAATGGCGTTATAATTACTTCTACTGCGGATATCCCTAAACGTGCAGGTATTAAAATGCCAGCAGTGGAAGTTCCAATGAATACGTATCTTACATTTGATGAACGCATGACTATGAATGTTGAAGTTGTTCAAACAACAAAAACTGATTTACAGAAAGTAGATTATGAAACTCAAACCATATCCAACTGATAAATTTACTTACGGAATGGAAATAGAGTGGGGTGATGTTCCTCGCTCTTTTTCAATTCCAGAACATCTCGGCACTTGGGAATATTCAGAGCGAGATATTATTAACTTAAGAGAGCCATATCAATATGTCTGCGCTGACCCACTTGGTGAAAATCCTCCAGTCGGTGGGGAAATCAATACTAAACCGACTAAGACTTGGCAAGAACAAGTTGATCGATATTTTGAACTACAAAAACTATTCATCGACAATGGTACTCCACCTACAATTGGTGCTACTGCTCATACACACATTCACTGTCGTGTGCCTAATCTACGTGATGATATCGATGCACTAAAGCGTCTAACCAAATACATTAAAGAAAACCAACACGAAACAGTAGAGAACGTGTATGGTTACTTTGAGCACAATCAAATGAAAGGTGCTAAAGGAGCAAAGATGTATTTGAAGTTTGATGGTGGTCGAACTCTGCCTGACTATATGGCTGATAACATTATTAATCTAGCGACTGACTTTGATTCATTCATTAAGATGCACGCTGCAGGTAAAGATGGTGTATCAATGGGTCGCCCATTCCGCTACGCTATTAATATGTACGCACTAAAGCATATCGATACTGTAGAGTTTAGATTGTTCCGTGGTACAATGGATCGTACGGAACTTGAATCTTGTTTCCGTTTTGTTCAAGACTTTCTTGATGCTGCGTTGAATACTGATGAACCAGTAGTACAATTACTTTCAAATAATAATTATAAATTCCCTCCAATGATTTGGGATCTCCATCAGTTTATTGGTTGGGAGAAAACTAAGCATCCAGAAGATCGTGGTGAGAAGGTAAGGACTTATGTTGAAGTTGTCTAAGTGTTCACGTGCTGATTTTATTTCAGCAATAAGCACTGACAAAGAAGATAACTTTGCCAAGACATTTGTTGCCAAAGCAGATATGCAAGACCAATGGAATTATTGTATTGGCGCATATGATGGTAATGATTTAACTGCTGCAATTATCACTACCATTTCCAAAACAAAACCACATGTTGCTAACCTACAACTCTTACATACATTTGTAAAGCATAGAGGTAAAGGTTCGGCTCGATTGTTATGCGAGGATTCTTTAAAACGTGCCAGAGCAAATGGCGCAACTTACTTCAGGGTATCCTCTGAGAAGTCCGCAGTGGGGTTTTACGAGCGTCTTGGGTTTAAATTTTGGGGAGCCCAAAAGAGCGGATGCTCTCTATCGGTGTTTAGAATAGGGGGAAATACCTTCTTAGAGGGCGACTACGACCTCTCCGACACGACTATCAATAAAGCGGTCAACCGAAAGGGTAAGGGGGGTTGTACGACCCTCTACGACCTTGCAAATACCCAAAATAGGGTCAAAATAGACGATTTTTGAGTCAAATATCGCTTTACTTTTATTGCGAAATAGGGTATAATAGTGGTTGTAACAATTGAAAATGGAACTATATTATGAAAGAAATGGGACGTAACTATACTCTTGTGCCGAGCAATCCAGGAAATGGTGCTCTAAAATACGTAGGTAGTTATAAATTGACGAACACTCCAAAAGATGAAAATTATTTTGGTTCTTGCGAGCATCCAAAATTCTTGGCAGATCGTTCTCAAGGTAAGTTAACATTCAAGTGGCTTACTGATCCAATCCCTCTCGTAGAAGCACGTAATAATGAGCGTCAATTGCTTTGTCATTATGATGCTATGCACAATCCAAACTTCTATAATTCCACCAATGGTGGTGGTGCTGGAGTTGATAGTTCTTATGAGTGCGACTCCGATCTGTTTAAACAGATGACCGATATCATTGATGGTAAGGTTGAGAAACTTGTAAAAACTATTATGGTTTCAGATCAACTTGCTGATGCTCGTGAGATGGAAGATTTGGCTGAGAAAGTTAAGATGGGTCAATATCCTTCAGTAGAAGTTGCTGTTGCATTGGTAGCCCTCTTAGACAAAACTCAACCAAGATATTACACTTATGATAAACAGAATCTCCAAGATTTGGAGCGTTGGTTTTCTAAACCAGATGAAGCACGAAAATATTTAACACCAATCGTTCTCGTTTCAAACGATGAAACAGGAGCAATAGAAGAATTAGTTGAAGGTAGTCACCGACTAAAGAAAGCCATTGAACATAAGTGGGTTACATTACCTGCAGTAATTCTACCAAGAGCATTATTTAAAAACAAAAGACATAATCTTGTTCATTTCGGTGCTCAAATGAATAACCGAACATTTATCCAAGCTGGCAATTCAATTGATGATTTAAAGAAACGTATTAAGATGATTGGTGAAGTTTTACCTAAATTGAAAGGTACTTCTTCAGAGTTTAAAGATATTGCTATTGATCAGTTGATAAGTCAACATGCAGAATCCTCTATTCGTTATTACTGCGATGAATATGAAAAACAACGTAAAGAAGACAGGTTAAAGGCTGACATTAACTTTATAGCATATGACAAAACAGAACTTAATGATTATGGTAGGGCATTAAAATATAAACATAAAGATTGTGCTATTGAAGTTCAAAAAATTGATAGCATTAATAATTCTGGATTCGGTGGTATTCAAACATTAATGACTACTGGAAAGAAGAAGAAAGGTATAATTTTAATTCACTATCCAACAGCTACTATGTTATCAAAACAGAAAAAACATTTAGAACTATTTAAAGAGAATATGAAATGGCATGGAATCAATAATATTACTCTTATGTTCTTAGACCCATTTAACAAAGGTAATATTCTTGGACTACCGCCAACCACAAAATAATAGAGAAGCATTCATACGCTGGTACGCATGGTCGTTGAAATATGATGACTGTGACCCAGCTGTTTGGTGCACTAATTATCTCAATAAAAGATACGAACATAATGACGAACAACGTCTTTGGTTTGCTTGGCTTTACGGTAACACTTATCAACTACCAACTGCGTGGGTATTGATGAATGAATTTCCTGATTATGAATTAGCAACAGTTGATAGAATTACGCAATGGAACGCAACAAATTATAAACGATTACGTTACCAAACTGATACAAAGTGGAACAAAGGGCATCTACCTGCCATGTTTGCTTCTTATCAACAATTCATTGGTAACAGAACACAACGAGAAAGAATGGAAGGTTTTTATGGAGACAATGAGGAAGCAAACTTTGATAACCTGTGGGAAAGCGTTAAGTCTGGGTTGCATAAGTTTGGTCGCTATTCCACTTGGTTTTATCTTCAGCATCTTAAGCATACCGCTGGTATTCGCATCAGCCCTACTAGTCTCATGCTGGATGATTATGATGGCTCTCGCTCTCATCGCAATGGATTACTATGCGCCCTCGGCAGGCATGACGATATGGATAGAAAACTCACTGCAGGCGAGTATGCGTCTCTTGAGTGTGAAGCCACCAGTATTCTTACCGAAACAAAAGATAGATTCCCAGATTTGGAAACGCAAATAGATTTCTTTACAATGGAAACCTGTTTATGTTCTTTCAAGAAAATATTTAGAGCGCATCATGGTCGTTACCTTGGATATTACCTAGATCGTCAGGCTGAAGAGATTATCAAAGCTGACGGTGATGGGTGGTATGGTATTGATTGGGATGTTCTTTGGCAAGCAAGAGATGAAACTATTGACTTGCGCTTGGATAACAAAAGAGGAATCGATAAAGAAAAGTTTCCTGCATTTATAAAATCAGGTAGAATAGAAAACTTGGAATGGATGTTTGATGATGAAGAACCTATGTTAATTGGATTGGAGAATTTTTAATGGCTATTACTAAAGGACAATTTGGTGGATTGACTGGTGCGATGTATGAAGATGCAGGTGGTTGTATTACAATGACAACAACACCTCATGTTACTGTTTCATCATCACCAATGACTATGGGTAGCGCAAGTACTATTACTACTAGTTCTGGTATTATCTCACCAATCCGCACTCCAACTGAAGTTATTTTAGATCGTTATCAGTTGAATGAAATAACTGTTCAGCATCGTGTTCAAGAGTTTGAACTTATGAAACTACGAGAAAGTAATATAGATTATGCTTCTGAGATTAAGCGTAATCTAGCAAAGTTGGCTTCTGAAGAAGTTACCAATAAAATGACCTTCACTAAGAAAACTGAAATAGATAGCGACACACATTCATTCCGTGGAAGAGTTTGGGTATTCAGTAAAGAAGAACTGATTAAAATGATCGAGGAAATTAGAAATGGCATTTAATGAAAACGTAGGTGTAGTTGACACCATCAATGTAGAAAGGGTAACGAATCCTATGAAGACTAGAAAGATTATCGCAGTTGGTGGTTCTCCTGGAACTGGTAAGACTACTTTGTTCCGTAAGTTTATGGAAGATAAAACTTGGCTAGAAGTTTCCCCTGCCAAGTTGGTAAATGCCAGCTATAATACTGAACGAGATCTATACATTCTTGGCAAGTATGAGGAAGGTGAAGTATTCGCTGGAACTGACCGACTATCCATGGCTGTTCAGCCACCCCTCCAAGAATGGATCGCTTCTCATAATTGTAATATCCTTTTTGAAGGAGATCGGGTTTTTAACCAATCATTCCTAGAGTTCTGTATGGGTCTCCCGAATACTCAGCTGGAAGTGGTATTCCTAAAGGCTCCCAAAGATATTTTAGAACAACGCTATAAAGAACGTGGATCCGACCAATCTGAGCAATTCCTACGTGGAAGAGAAACTAAATATAGTAATCTGATGTCTAATTTTGAATTGATGCCATATATCACTGAGTTTGTAAACACTAACTTAGAGGAGCAGGGGAAGGTTCTTGCATTTATTGAGAAGCAGTTTATTTAAGCAAGCATCTTCTAGGGACTATGAATTTCCTAGAGAACGCAACTTTCGATTGGATGGACATTCTCAACTTTGATGAGAAACCATTCAGAGCAAAACTCATTCCAGCCAAAGTGTGGAGAGATCTAGATCTCTATGTAAATGATAAAGATGGCTTATCTAATTATGTTAAAAAATGGCGAACTAAAATAGTATGGAGGAAAGAAAAGTCCAAAGCAAAGTGGACTGAAAACTACGTAGCGATTGGTGGGGAATATGACCCAGATAAGCGTCAATGTTCTCTTCATATCTATACTGAAAAGTTTAACACATTCCCATTTACCCAAACCTCTTGGGCATCATTCAAGATGCGTCTAATGCAAACTTTGATGCATGAGTTGATTCACTTCATGCAGTTCAATAGACGTGGTGATGAGTGGAGCACTTACGTAGTTCCATACAAAAAAGTAGGAATCGCCAAGAAAGATGCTCAACGAGAATATCTTTCTGAGTTCGATGAGATACAAGCATATGCGCATTGTGTGTATCTAGATTTTAAAATGCGCCGACCAAAGGTAGATATTAGCATCCTGCTAAATCGTTATAAGACAAAACGAGATTCATCTACTCTCCACTATTTCTTAAAGACGTTCAACTACGACTTAAGAAACAACATAGCCACTCGTAAGATTATAGACCAGATCGGTAAATGGGATCGCAAGTATAATCGCATGACCTAAATATACCAAAAGTATAGGGGTCATAATGGCACAACAAGGTTTTGTTTACGAAGCGAATGCTTATAAAGCGTTAGAGAAATTTGGCATCTCAGTTGGGGGTGTTGCTGGCGCATCTCACGATAAACCAGATTTATCTATTGTGACCAAAAGCGTTAAAACTCCAGCAGGTTGCGAGTTAAAGATCTCTCCAACTGCAGCTGGTTCACTGGTTCTAAAATACTACAAAGGTAAATGGGACTTCGGTGATGTCAAAGGCGATCCTGAAAAGGAAATGATGAAGGAAATCGCCACCAAATATAAACTCCTACAGAATATGAATACCTCTGGTGCAGAGGGTGCTCGATGGCGTGGTAAGGTTCCAATCCTACAGAACGACCAAGCTGGTAAAAAGATTCTAACAGGTGGTATCAAAGACAAACGTAAAGCGTATGAGATTGATATTGAGAACTTCAAAGGCGAGAACGAAGTTCATATAACAGTCCCAGCCAAAGCCATCTGCGACTACTATAATAAAAAGAAAACCCACTACCTCAACGTGGGTACTCATGGTTTCTATCTAATGAATAAGTTAGACCCTCTGAAACTAAATGCCAAACTACAAAAGAAAATCGAAGACTTCTCTAATTGCGCCTCTGCAAGAATTAGGGTTCGCTGCCAGTCTAAGGGTGGTGGGGATTATCAGTTTGTTATGACATTAGAATTCTCTAATGTTAAGAAGTCCGCATATAACCTATGTCCGATCTCCGCCCCAAACAACGTAACTATCAATACTGCTGCGTATAAGCAAACCGAAAACCAGCTACTACTCAAAGCGTTTGCTTCTTAAAGTAGACATCTTATAAATAACCATATAACACTACTTAATTGATGGATTAAATGAAAGATTATAGACAACTAATCAGAGAACTACCGAGTAAAACGATAGTTCTAGCCTGTTCAAAGTTTAACCCTCCGACCATCGGACACGAACTTCTGATCAAGGCAGTCAAATCTGTAGCCGAGCAAAAGAATGCCAGCTACGCCATTTATGCATCCGATTCAAGCGATGCGAAAAAGAATCCTTTAATTGTAGAAAAGAAATTGCAGTATTTGAATACGTTGTTTCCGAACACGCAGTTCAATACTTACTCTGATAATATGAGCGAAGTGGTTGCTAAACTAAAAGAAACCTATCGTCATATTATCATTGTTACGAGCGCAGACAAAGTAGCTTCCATGAAGAAATCTCTAAAGGAAGCTACAGTCATATCAGCTATGGATAAAGATCCTGATACTGAAGATGCTACTCGTAATTATGCAGTTAAAGGTTTATACGAAGATTTTAAAAAGAATCTACCTTCATCAATTCGCGACATTGATTCTCGTAGATTGATGAATGATATTAGAGTTGGGTCAGGACTTGACCCAATCAAAGAAGAAATTAATTTAGTTAAAGACCAACTACGTGAACAATATTTCCGTGGCGAAATCTTTAATGTTGGTGAGCAAGTAGAAGCCGATGGCCAACAATATGAAATTGTTAAGCGTGGTTCTAATCACCTATTATTAAAAGAATCTACTGGCAAATTAGTTAGTAAGTGGATTCAGAATGTTAAATTAGTCGAGAAGAAAGTAGAAAAGAAAAGGCTGAAGTCTTTTAAATCTACTGTAAGAAATAATGATCCAGCTGGTCTGGCTCCACAAGATTTTACTTCTAAGACATTTGATCCGTTTTCAAATACTGGAGTTGTTCAATGAATGAGTTAACAACAGCAATTAAAGTTTTGCTGGCGAATGCTACTGTAATGTATTACAAAGCACATCAGTTCCACTGGAACATTGAGGGTATTGAGTTCACTCAGTACCACGAGTTCTTTGGCGATTTATATACGGATGTTTATGAATCAGTAGATCCGATCGCTGAACTTCTACGTAAGTTAGATGAATACGCTCCAGTAAGTCTTGATGAATTGTTTAAATATAAAACATTAAAAGAAGAAACTGCTCGTGTTGAGAAACTTGAAGATATCTTTACTAGTCTTATTGCTGCAAATCAAGAAGTCCTTGACAGCCTAAATAAAGTGTTCACTATTGCTAATACCAACAAACAACAAGGTGTTTGTAATTTTATAGCTGACCGAATCGATACGCATCAGAAGCATGCATGGTTCTTACGTGCTTCTGCTAAGAAAATAGGATAACAAATGAAATCATTTCAAACATACTTAAAAGAAGCTGCCGAAGAAGGTACTAAACTAAAGCACATTACTCATCCTGAAGATCGTCCACTGATGCATGGTCACGATGGATTTGAGCATGCTCATGGAGCTTTGACTCATGCGCATGAGCACATGAAGTCTGGCAAGAACAACTCTAATCTTACTACAAAGTATGATGGTTCTCCTGCTGTAGTTTTTGGCACACACCCTAAGAATGGTAAATTCTTTGTTGCTTCTAAATCAGCATTCAACAAAGATCCAAAGATTAATCACACTGATGCTGATATTGATAAGAACCATGGTCATGCTCCAGGTCTTGCTGCTAAATTAAAAGCTGCATTACACCACTTACCTAAAGTTACTCCAAAGGGTAAAGTTTATCAGGGCGACATTATGCACTCTGAAGGTGATGTTAAGCACGATAAGAAAACTGGCAAAGCATCCTTTACTCCGAACACTATTACCTATACTGCTTCTGGCGATGAAGCCAAGAAAGCTGCGAAAGCCAAAGTAGGTGTAGCGGTTCATACTCAATATCACGGTAAAGACATTCACTCAATGTCTGCTCACCACGAAGTTAATCATCATGAATTCAAACAGCATGATGACGTGCATCACCACGATGCCAGCTACGATACTAGCAAAGCGAATCATTCTCAAGCAAACCAAGATGAGTTCCATAAACATATGGCTGCTGCCAAAGCAGTACATGATACTCATGGCGACAAAATGTATAATGCTATTCACCCTTCACATAGCGGTGAGCATGGTCATCTAGCCACTTACATTAATTCAACTGTTCGCAATAACACTACTCCAAACGTAAAAGATTTTAAAGCGCATCTTGAATCACATCACGCTAAACAAGTTGCTGGTGTTAAGACTGAGAAATCCCAAGAAGCCAAACGTGCCAAGGGTAAAGAAGAAGTTGATCACGTAGAAAAGAATAAGGCTCATTACGAAAACGTATTGACTGCACATAATCATCTTGCTGCTGCGAAGAATTCTTTGGTTAAATCCTTAGAAAGTGGTCATAGCAATTATGAACACCACATCGAAGGTAAAGAATCTAAGCCAGAAGGTTTTGTTGTTAACCATGAACACAATGGTAAGACTGAACCTTCCAAACTTGTGAATCGTGCTGAGTTCGCAAGATCTAACTTGTTGAAGGTGCGTAAATGAAATCCTTTAAATCATTCTTAAACGAAGAAATCTATTTCGAAGATAACCTGACAGAAGCAGCAGATGATGCTTCTAAAGAAGGTGGCGTTTCGAATAACACTAAAGGTGTCCTACACGAGATTCTAACTGGCAAGCACCTTAATGGTGGCAAGCATATGGAGAAACATGTTAATGAACACAATGAAACTCCTGAGCAAACTCATAAACGATTAAAGGATTCAATTCACCCAGCTGACTATAAGCGCATTGATGCTAATGCCAAGTCTGCTGCTGAACATATTAAAAAGCATATTGAGTCTACTCATCCAGGTCATTCTATTCATGCTGTTACTCATACCTCCAAACCTGGAGATACAGAAAAGGTAACTGGTCACAAAGCATCCCAGAAAGAAGATTCTTCTGATGTTTATGTTTCCACTAAGCATCCTAAGACTGGTAAAGTAACTCACCATGGCGTAAGTCTAAAGGTTAGCGATAACTCTAGCAAGAATATTCCTTCTTCAAGTCTTGGCATGGAATCTGGTGGTTCAAAAGCCAGAGAACATTACAAAGCACATCAAGAAGGAATTCTTGCTGCGCATCCCCAATTAAAAGGTAAGAATAAAGAACAGCGTAAAGAGATCGCGAAAGCAGATCCTAAGATGCACGCTGATGTTAAAGAACGCAACAAAGTACTATTACACAAAGTTGCTCACAGTCATGCTGCTGAACTCCAGCATCATTTAGATACTGGTAATCATGAGCATGTTGTTAACCATATTCGTGAAGTTCTACATGCTCATAAAACACCTGCTCAAGAAAAGGGTCATACCTTTATCAAACACACCACTTACAAAACTGCCAAGGGTGTCCAACACCATGCAAGTAGCCCAAGTGAAGACCATGAGCATATCCTAAAAGACCACAAGAATATTACAGTCAAATCAAGCGGTGGTTCTGTTCACTTCTATCATAATGGTAAGAAGTTTGCTTCTCAAGCACATAAGTTTGATTCACAAAGTGATCCATTAAGTTCACTAAAATCCGCAGGAAAGGCAGTCTAATATGTTAACATTTAAAAACTACCTAGAAGAAGGTGAACGTGGTCTTTGGGATAATATTCACGCCAAGCGTAAAAGAATTGAAAATGGTTCTGGTGAGCGCATGCGCAAGCCAGGAAGCAAAGGTGCTCCAACTGCAGATGCATTAAAAGCGTCACAAACAAACGAAGAATTTGAGCAGATTGCTGAGTTAGATACAAAAACTTTAAAATCTTATGTTAATAAAAATTTAAAGTCTAATGATACTAGCGATAAAAGAGATACTGGTTTGTATAGAGCAACAAACAAAATTGCTAAAACACAAGCAACTTCAACTTTAGATAAAAAAGTTAAAACTCTTGGTAATACATCAGCAAGTGCTCATAAGAATCCTTATGAATATGAAGCATCTCGTTCTGAATTAAAAGATAGAGGTATACATAACTTTGCTGGTCGTAGAACTAGAACTGAAGAAGTTGAGGCGCAGTTTGATTTAATCGAAGAAGTTGTTGAAGAACTAGCAATGTTACACAATCTAGATTCAGAATCTGTTTGGGAACAGTTTGAACAACTAACTGACGAAGAACTATTAGAATATGCAGTAGACGCCAAAGGACATAAGAGTTCTACTGGTGGTTTGACTCAAAAGGGTCGTGATGCATACAATGCTAAAGGTGCTAATCTAAAAGCACCAGTCACTACTCCGCCATCTAAACTAAAAGCTGGAAGTAAAGCAGCTAATCGCCGTAAGTCTTTCTGTGCACGTATGGGTGGCATGGAAGGACCAATGAAGAAACCAAATGGTGAACCAAGTCGTAAAGCATTGGCTCTTAGAAAGTGGAATTGTTAATATGCTTACGTATAACGAATTAAAAGAAAAATGTAATTGCTGGACAGGTTACAAACGTAAACCTGGAACTAAACCATGCGCAGAGGATAGTTGTATGAAAGAAGAAGTAGAAAAGCACCACGTGTTAGCATTTGGTCGCATGAACCCAATCACTTCTGGCCACGAAGCTGTAGTTAATAAACTACATTCAGTCGCTAAGGAACATGGCGCAAGTCATAGTCTTGTAGTTTCTCATAGCCAAGATGCTAAGAAAAACCCATTGACTGGTGAACAGAAAGTTGCTCATGCTAAGAACGCATTTCCTGGAACTAATGTAAGTTCTGCAAACAAAGATAAGCCAACTATCCTACACCATGCTGCTGCTGCTCATGCTGCTGGCGCAACTCACTTACACGTAGTTGCTGGATCTGATCGCCATGAAGAGATGCATAATCTTCTTCACAAGTATAATGGTAAAGACTCTGGTCATGGTCATTACAACTTTAAAAAGATTACTGTTCATTCCTCTGGTGAACGTGATCCAGATGCTGAAGGTACTACTGGTATCTCTGCTAGCAAAATGCGTGAGCATGCTGCTTCTGGTAACAAGGCAGAGTTTCATAAAGGTGCTCCATCAAAGATGAAGCCAGAACATAAGGACGCCATGTATAATGATGTGCGTAAAGGTATGAATATTAAAGAAGAAACTGTTCAAGAAGATCTACGTCCAGATATGGGCGCAGGTGCTTATATTAATGACTTTATTAAATCGACTCATCCAAAGTTTAATAACAAGTCTAAAGAAGAACGTCGCAAGATGGCTATTGGCGCATTCATGGCTGCCAAAGCAAGACTTAAAGAAGGTACTCTTCAAGGTAACATCGGTGGTGGTGATGCCATGAATACCACAACTTCTGCTCCATCTGCATCAACAGCAAAGGATACTACTATGAGTAAAAAGGTTAAAGGATTTAAATTCTTTAATGGCGAGAATGATAAACAAATAAATATGAATCAGCCAGTTAAAGAAGAAAAGAAAGATGATGTGCCATTTGATGGACCATACAAATCTACTTTTAAGAAACCAAATAATCCAAATCGTACTGGTATGGATGCTGCACGTTCATTGGCTCAACGTGCAATGGATCAAGTTTCTAAAAAGAAACCAGTTAAAGAAGCCAAAGATGAACAAGAGTATGGCTATGAAGGTGATATGGCTATGAATCAGTTAAAAACATTAGTGCGCTGTGCTGAAATGATTGAAGATTGTTTAAAGCCAGATACTGATTTGCCAGAATGGGTACAATCTAAGATTACTCTTGCCACTGATTATATTCAAACTGCAGCTGATTACTTATACTCTGAGGCTGAAGTTAAAGAAGGATACTACGAAAAGCCAGCATCTGCTTATCGTCGTAAAGGTGACGAGATTGGTGGTGGTTCTCCAACAAACTTCTCACCAAATTCTAGAGCATCAATAGCCCAGAATTCAAAAGCTCCAGTTGCTCCAGTACCTGATAGAAAATATATTAAGGGCACTCCTGAGCACAAAGCATATAAAGCAACTAAGAAGCCAATCAATGGCATGCCAACTAATGAAGAAGTTCTTGATGAGAAATCTGATCAGGCTAAACAAAATAAAACTATGAAAAATATGATGGACGCTTCTCGTGGCGCCAAGTATAAATTAAATAATCCAGTTCCTGACACTGATCATAAAACTGCTAGAGAAAAAAACGTAGCAATTGGTCGTGCGCTACGCAATGAAGCCACTGCGCAGAAAGGTGTTAACGTAGATAAAGTTAATACTGCTGGACAAGAGCCTCATGAAGAGAAATTTGAAACAGCACCTAAAACAGTATCCAAAATTAAAAAAGTAAAAGAGGAAAATATGAAATCATATAAAGAGTTTTTACAAGGATTAGAAGAAAAACTAATTGGTAAACAGCACAAACTCGACAAGAACAAAAATGGTAAGGTTGACGGACACGACTTCGAACTTCTTCGTAAAGAAGAAGCTGATCACTTACTTGAGTATACTCCAGGTCCAGATGGAAAGACTATAATTAAAGGTCGTTCATATGGCGCTGATTATGTTGATCCAGAAGGTGCATTTGAAACTGCAGCTGATATGAAGAAACCAGATAAAAAACCAGCTGGTCGTAAAACTGGTCAACGCACTGGTTCCTACAAACCACGTAAAACAATGTCCAAGCTGAAAGCAGCTGGGTCAACTTATAAATAAACAAGTCTAATTCAAGGAGAATTAAAATGGCACTATGGTCAAATACAGATGGCGATGCAGGTAAACCAAAATACCTATCAGACGCTGACAAAGCAATTACATTCGGTATGGATGCTACCGAAATCACAGCAGGTGGCGATAACATAACTTCAGTTGCTGTTGTCAATGCAGGTGCTCGTTACTTAGAAGCACCAGCAGTTACCTTCTCTGGTGGCGCAGGATCTTCTGCTGCAGCTACTGCTACTATCGCTGGTGGCGTAGTTACAGCTGTTACTATTACTAATACAGGTACTGGCTATACTTCAGTACCAACTGTTGCTATCGCAATCCCAAGACGCACTATCCCTACTACTGGTATTACTATTGCTACTGACACTATCGCTTATACAGCGCATGGTCTAAGTGCTGGTGATGCTGTTAAGTACTTCCATGGTGGTGGTACTGCTGCAACTGGTCTAACAAATAACACAACATATTATGTTATTGCTTCTGGTTTAACTGCCAATGCGTTTAAAGTTTCTGCTACTGATGGTGGCACTGCAGTTGATATTTCTGGTACTGGTAACAATGCTCAATACTTTGAACTTGCTACTGCTGTAGCAACTATCCAAGCAACTGCTGTAGCTGATCAAGGTTATGGTGCTGGTAGTGGTATTGCTGCTACTCACGCTGGTTGGGTTCGTCGTACTGTTGGTACTGGCGGTCGTGCTGGTCGTGTATTTACTGAGACATTAGTTGCTATGGGTTCTATGTCTTCTGATGCTTCTGACGATACAGTTCTGCCTGACGCTTAATAAGTAGTTATGTAAATGGGGGAATGTCCCCCATTCTTTTGAGAGATATAATGTGGTATGAATGAAAAGTTAAATGAGGCGAATTTTCTAATCTATGCAATGCATCACTATGATAATACGCAGTGTTATAGTTTAGCAGAATTTGAAGATGATTTAAAGAAGTTTTTATATCTTAAGAAATTAATCTCTAGGTATAAAAACAATGGCGATTTGAAAGAAAGACTAATACTCAATCACATAATCGTTCTTTATAATTTGTTTGGTGAAGCAA